ATAATCAATATGAGATTATCTTATTTATTAGATAATTCACAATTAGAATGTGTTGAACCTTTTAAGTTTTTCTTAATTAAAAGATTTAATATAAATCTAATTAAAGATATAAATTTAGATAGTAAAGGTTTCATGTATGTATGGTTCTTAAGACAAACTAGGAAAAATGATAATTATTATGGTAAAGGCATAATGCATCTTATTTATAACTCATGGGATTGTATAATCACAATGCAAGATAACAATCTAATTTCCATAGAGACAAATAGGCCAGAAGAAGATGAAGATCAAGAAACTTTTGCTTATCTATTATATAAATTCATAACTGAGCATAACTTTAGAAATATAAATGATACTGATAATAAGAAAATGGCTAAATATAGATGGTACATAGATCCTATTGATATTTTGCCAAAAATCACATTAACTTATTCAGAGGATAATTTTTTAAGTAAATGGCATATTAGAGAAAATCTAAAAACTGTTTTTAGACAAAGTGAAAATTATTTTGTAGATAAGAAAACCCTATATTTAAATGTATCTAAGTATAATAAGAATCAATTTTATAAAGTTTTATCTATTCTAGAAATATTTACCAAAGAAGAAAATAATGATAATGGTGAATTAATATCTGTAAACTCAAATTTCAGAAATTTTGATTTTTATAAACAATTTGATGATGATGAGTTAGATCTCTTAAAAAAGAAACAAACTTATGATATGTTTAAATTACTAGACACTCCCTTACATTCTGTTATTGATTGTTTTAATATTAAAGTAAACAACAGGAATCCTTTTTATAATGCGGCTTTTAATAGAAACAATATTATTAATTTATTATTTGAGTCTGATTTTACGAATAAATCAAACATGATCAAGAAAGTAGATAAGAATTATGAAGTAGAATCTAAATTACTAAGATTTTCTAACACTTATAGAAATTTTATACCTTTCTATGTGTTTGAAGATTTGAAATCTCAATTGAATTTAAAAACTAATTACTCTACTTCAATTTTATTAAGATTAGAGAATAATATAGTGAATATTGAAGAATTATTTGACAATGATAAAAAAGATAAAAATGAGGAATTATTAAATAGTGTGAACAATGGTTTATATTATCAATTGATGTTACAAGAGGAAACTTTTGAAAATAAAGCAGTTAATTTATTAAATCTAAAAAATAATGAAAAAATAGAAAAATTAAAGAACTTGTTATTTACAGTTGATGAGAATAAACTATTGGATTTATACCTAAATTTACTAACAGGTTGTCCTTGTGCTAACAAATATTATGTAGACATGTTTGTAGATGAATTGAATGATAATGGAAAAATTGACTACTTAATTGGAGATGAAAATTTAGATGAATTAATAATGGAATGGAAAATTATTTTACTTAGCTATTTAGATTGTTTAGGTTTAATAGATTACAACAATTACAAACAATTTGAAGAAGATTCTAAAAAAGTTTTAAATCATGTCACAGTATATCATAAAGCGAATAAGAAAAGAGTTAGAGAGAAAGTTAAAATCTTATTTAAATCAATATTTTTTGATAACAAACCTAGTGCTTTTAGTAACTTTATTAAGCGAGTAGAAGAAATTTTATCTAATGGTAGTTATTGGAAAAATAGTTTAACTAAATTCAATGAAAATAATCCTAAGTCATTCAAATTGCATAAAACAACTCAAAGACAGTTTATTTATCTAAGTAATTATAGATTAGAGGAAAATTATGAGCATTGGTTTCTAAAACCATCTTTAAGACCTATGTTATTTAATGAACCTCCATCTCTATTGATAGGAACTGAAATAAAAGTAAATATGAGAATGAATGAAACGGAAGAAAATCTTGTGATGGGTGAAAATTTTGATACAATAAGATTAACTAATAAAAACATAAACATGATTAATTGTGTATCTCAAAGTTATGAAGTAGATCCTATTTTAAAAGATGATTTCTTAAGAACATTAAAAGTAAGAACATACAAGGAAGAAATAGGGTTAGCAAATTATTTGACTTTCTTAGAGTTCGAAGTTCTAATAATTTATAAATTTGATTTGATACCTAATATATTCAATTGCTGTTTAGATGGTTTTAAATTATTAGACGTCACAACAGAATTTGAAAATAACAGATTAGATTTCTATATTTTAGCTGTAAACTATTTGCCTGATTCAACTATTAGAATTTTATTAAATAGATTTCAGAAAAAATATAATATTACCAAATTTAAAGAACTAAAGAATTACTATGGGAAATTGAGAATTAATAATAAACTTAATTTAAATAATGATTACCTGTTAACATATCCATACCCTAATGAATATAGTAAAGAAAGTAGATTAAATTTCAATCATAGATTAAGAGATATAATAAACAAAAATAAAATAGTAGATTTCGACATAACATTATTGCAAAAGATGAATGAATACTCTAGAATGACC